GCTACTTATATCCCTGAATAGGCCGAAGAGAACACCTGTCATCTGTCCCTGATGAGCAAGTTCACGAGTCGTGTGGAATGCTCTGTGGGCTGCATTCGATACATCCAGAAACAACCATGTCTTCTGCATCACCTAGTTCCTCCAATTCTAGTTTTCGTACAGCTTGTTCTAGGAAGGGTCTGATGTACTGAGACCCGTTTACATCTAGTTGGACGATAAACTTGTTGATAAATGACAAGTACCTTTCCATCCTAGCTTTTTCTTCTTCACACTTCTGCTTCAAGATTTCTACGGAAGTGTTTAGGGGATTTATGTCTAGGTATTCAGCGTACCTACGAATGTCCCCAGCATCTCGTAAAGTGTAGTTACTAGCCATACTTAGGTTTCCTTTTTGCTCGACAGGCTTCCTCGATTTCGTTGTGGGTTGATTGACATAAGAGACGTAGATCATCTATCATATCGTTCTCTTCAACATGGTCGATCAGTTTGTCTCTCATCATACGAAGATCAGGACCAAACCCCGTAGCAATAACAGTGTTGCCACTCTTCTTCCACGTCTTCTCTTCTACAAGATAGTCGATACAACTTCCTATGTCGTCTATCCCATAGCTCCTCAGAATGGGAACTTCTACGACTTTATCAAGTCCGGTTACCCGATTCTTTTTGACTTGAATCTTAGACAGGATTCCTACTCTTCTCTGTTTACCCTTAACAGTTTTCTTGATAGTGGTCTTTCTACCAGTCCACATTTGATGGGTAGAGTAGAACAAGATAGACTTACCTCCACTGTATCCCTTAGGATTGAAGGGGTCCATCGTGTCTCTGGTCTGACAGACGATGATTAGAATAGACTTATGTTTCTTGAGAAGAGGAAGCAAAATACGGATATGGGATGAATGATACTTAGCTTTTCCATCACCGTAGGAACCCTTAGCACTTCCTCCCTGTTCCTCAAGCCACTTCTTTGCTTCAGGTCCACTAGATAAGGCATCTTGACTATCTAGGATATAGACACACGGACCTTCTTCAAAAGCAGCCATAGCGTACTTGTAGAACTCTTCTACTGTTTCACTACAGCAAGAGTTTTCCTCGTTGTCTTCGGCTGGGGATTCTACCCTTCTAACAACTTCCTTGCCGAAGAATCGACGGAAGTTCATCAACGCCCCTTCCTCTGGGGCGTCATAGATGAGTCTGTAGTCATCGAAGTTGTGGTTGATTGTAGCTTCGGCAAAACAAGTTAGGGTGAGAAATGTTTTACCGCTAGAGCTATCCCCTACTAGGGAGTAGAAATGTCCTTTAGCAAAGGCTCCATCTGTTCTATCACTACAGGCTAGATTCAATAAGGTAGAACCACTGGATAGCCAATCCGTATCTTTGATTTCTGATATAGGATTATCAGCCATTAGGTCTTCTTTGATTTTCTGGACTTCGGGGGAAATCATTTCAGTGTTCTCTGAGCCGCTTGAATTCGTCTTTCACTTCCCGGGTTTCTCTGGGGCCTGTAGCAGTCTCCCAATCGTGGCCTGTAAGCTCAGTATTTTCTTCAGCAAATCGCCGATGGTTTTTATTTCACCACCCAATAACTCGTTGAATTGTGACATGACGAACTCGTGGTGTGTTCTGTACTCCCGTAGTCGTTCAATCTCCTCCGCTGCCTCGATGATCAAACTAAAGTCTTCAGATACAAGACCCCTGTTTTGGACTGCTCGCAGTCGTTGTACTATGTCATTCATAGTTTCTCTCCTACTTCATTTCTTCTGGAAAGTTTACTGTGTGTAGTCACAAATCACCAAAAGAAAGGCGTGTTTTTTCTAACACACTATCTAGCTCTCGATGGCGATGGATGTAGTGTTGAGCTACTAAATCAAGACAATCCTTACATAGATGCATATCTTCGCTTTCAAGAATGATCTGTCCAGCACAGTACAGACATCGTCCACAAGTTTCACAGAGTGGTTTCCACTGACTACAACTCTCACAAGTACCTGGCATTGTATTTACTTCTTTCGTCGTTCCTCGGTTTTTCTCCAGTAAAAAGGCTGTGACGTCTCCCAACTCAGGGCACACACGGGGCAGCCGGCCAACGTCTTTACTGCTCCCGCTATCGAGTGCTCTCCGTTTTCACGGCATATTGGCCACCGAATTAACGCCACAGCCTGTAGAAAAATACCACGGGGGGACTCACGAAAATGAGTATCCCCCCGTGGCTTCCCCCTACTTTCTAACTATTCATCCCACTCTTCATCATCGTCCTCATCATCATCCAACGGAGATTCATCTTCCTCCGGTTCTGGCTTAGCTTTAGCCTTCCTCTTTGTAGCTGCCTTCTTCTTGGGTGGTGTCTTTTTCTTCTTGATAATTTCCACTTCGTCGGCTCCAACACCTCGAATCGTTTCCGACTCATCATCCTCTAGAGTTAGAGAGGTTCCATCCCCACTAATCTTAACAACAGAACATTCCTTGTCGTTGTAATTCACCTCCATTCCTACCTTGATTCCGTAGTCATCGGCTACAGGAATCTTTTCCTTTCCCTCCTCCTCCTCATCAGTTTCCTCTTCGTCGTCATCCTCAAACTCATCATCTTCTACTGGGGCCTTACGCCGCTTTGGCTTGCTGGGCTTGCGAGGCTTCCGTTCTTCCTCATCATCATCATCGTCATCCTTACTTTCCGATTCAGAAGCCAGAGCTTCAAACACTCTCTTCATTTCATCGTAATCGGTGGGGGACAAAAGCTCATCAAGGACGTGGGCTTGTTCCAACACTTCGTCTGCAATCGGCTTCTTCCGCTTACGGAAAGTGAAGCTCTTAGCTTCGTAGAACTTTGCCGTCTTGTATGTCCTCTCCTGGAACTTGACGTGAAGTTCATACCCGTCGTCGGGATCAGCAAACTCATCAAAGGTATCATCCTCTTCCTGTTCGTCAATCTCAAACTTGAGTTGCTTTCCAAACAGATGATAGGAAACATCCCAGACTTGAACACCCTTCTCAGGTTCTTCAGTATCAACTATGTTCCAAAGTTGACGTTGCTTCGGCCAGAGAGAGTCAACCAACTTCTTGTCGGCATCCGGGTCTTTCGCCAAGTCTGCCTGGAATTCACAGATGGGACAGGGTTGATCGAGGGTACGAGAAGGACAGAGGAACTTCTTGTTATTAGGGCCTACATTCGCGTGTACGTAGAATGTATGCTCAAAGTAGTATTCCCCCGTGGACTCCATCGGGTTGGGAACCCCGTTGCCTACTGTATAGGGAAGAATGCTGAACTTCTTTAGTCCTTGCTTGTCGATCTTGAAGAGTTCAATTCCTTCCGTCTTCAGATAGGGCTGACTGTAATTCCCTTGGGAATCAGCCCACCTCTTTGCAGACAGCTTTTTCTTTCCTTTCCTACGAGTCACCATTTGGTTCCCTTTCTCTACATAGGGGGGTTTTGTTGATCGCATTGCGAACAGCAAGAACTGAAGCACCTATTCCAGTTGGAATAACTATTGTGATAAACAAAGAACTTACAAGGATCCATCCGAGGATGTACCAAGTATTCATGCGTTGTCCGTCTTTCGTCTCTTTACTGGCTTAAATGATTTCTTCCTTTGGGCTTTGTCTACATAATCCCTGGCTTCCCTTTCACCAGGGCTATCCGGTTCTGCGAAGTAGTCGGCTAGGTGGAGCCGTACCAAGTCGGGTAGAGCCCTCTTTCTATCATCTAGGGCTTCCACAGCAGCCTCAAGAATGTCAAGCTCGTGCTTGGATTCCACCATTTCCTGATAAGTCTTCAAACAACGCTTATCAGTAGTGACAGCTGCTTTGATAGCATCGACAGTAGGCTTCGATAGTTCAAAGGATGTTGGATCTTTCATCACTTCCAGATAGACTTCGGCTTCTATAACAGAGACTTTTTTCTTCATCTCCGCATAGACTTTACGAGCATTTGCAGCCCGTTCTCCATAAGCCCTACGTCTAGGAGCCTGTACGATCCACTCGTCATCAAGACGATGCCTGTCAATATCAAAATCGGATTTGCTCATAGTTTGATTTCATCCACCTTTTCATCTAGTTTTTCGGTGACGAAGTCCACAGCTTCATCGTAGACTTCATCACGTGTGGAACCC